ATTTTTTATCAATGAGTTTTCATCACACCACTTAAATGCTGCCTTTTCCCATAATGATCTAAAGACCACATTGTCAGGATCGCCCTTGTACTTGCTGCGATGTTTGACTTTATACTTTCCAGAATATGCCACGAGATTACCTTATAAATACTTGTAAGTTTTTTATATTTATTAAGGAATAAAAATGGCAACCCTTCATAAATTCCCTTTGAATGATCAGGACGATTATAAAGGGCGAATCATATTTACTGCCTATGATGAAGATTACAAGACACTAGGCCAGGCTGGGTTTGAGGCATTGACTTCTGCTGCTGGTGAAATTCTTTCTGAAGAGCAACGTGCTGAGATTCAAAAGCTGCAAGGCAACGAGCCATCACAACGAACAGCAAGCTCTGGCGCATCTCAGAAACAACCTGGTCGTAGTGTTCAAATGTATTTGCCAACAACACTTCAGTTTGCTGATCGTGTTGAATATACAAATGTCGATCTAGGAATTGTCGGTAGTGCTGCTGCTCTTGCTATCCAAAGGGGCGCAGGTGGAGGCGATCTTGCTAGGGAAATTATGAGCAAGTCGTTGCCAGACTTTGAGTCGTTTAAAGATCTAGTGCAAACGGGATTACAATCTGAAGGTGCCCAAGTTGCAGCTCTTAGAATCGCCGGCCGTATTAATGGTGCTGTTCAAGGTGCTGTGGAAACATCGACAGGGATTGCATTGAATCCTAACAGACGTTCAACTCTTAGAGGAATTGGTATTCGTAGATTCCAATTTACGTTTAAGATGATTCCAACATCTCAGCAAGAAGCAAGGGAAGTTGGTAACATCGTACAATTCTTTAGACGTGAAATGTATCCAGAAACAAAAGCACTTCCTGGAACAGCAATTCAAGCTGCATTAAAATTTCCTGCAAAGTTTAGAATTAAGATGAGATATGGAACGAGAAATGTTGCTACTGGCATTCTTCCTTGTTTCCTTGAATCTGTAAATACAACATATAACCCTAATGCAATGGCTTTCCATAAAGATGGTGAGTTTCAAGAAACAGATATCACGTTGTCTTTTGTCGAAGAAAGAGCATTGACTAAATCTGATATCGAAGGAGGTTACTAATGAGTTTCTTTCGTAATTTTCCTCGAGTAAATTATCTATTTGGAAACGAGACTAGCACGGCTCTATTCCAAAACATTACAGCTTATATCGATCTGATTGATCAGGTATCTGATGACACTTCTTTTTACGAGAAGTACACAATCATTGACGGTGAAAGACCTGATACTCTATCATACAAACTTTATGGTACGGTTGATTACTATTGGTCGTTTTTCTTGTTGAATGAGAAGATTCGTATTCAGGGATGGCCTTTGACTACCCAACAGATCTATCAATTGGCTCCTCAATACTATCCACACACAACTCTAATGACCACAGAATCCCTCCATGGTGAGTTTTATAAAGGTCATATTGTAGCAACTCAAAACCTTGATGGAACATATGGGGATGATTTTAAAGGTAAAATTATTGAGAAAAGTCTTGACCTTGGTCAGATAACTGTTAAGCCAATTAATGAAGTTGTTTCGTTCAGCTTATCTAACGTTGGTAGTGGATATCTAACTCCCCCAACAGTAACATTAACAGGTGGTGGTGGTAATGGAGCTAGTGGACAAGTAATCCTTGGTGAAGCAGATGATGATGGCTATGCAAGTATATCAGAGATTGTTGTTATTAATGGTGGTGATGATTATGAATCTGCTCCAACAGTAACAATTAGCGAACCTGATCTGCCAAGAGGTGTTAGAGCAACCGCTACTGCTACACTATCATCAAACAGACTTGGTAATAATACCGTTGTTTATACTCACATTGAAGGAGTACAAGATACGCGCTTGTGGCCTGTTGAAGATCCTGTTGTGAGGTCTGCCTTTATCAACACATCTAGAAATCAATATGAAGCTGTGCATCACTATGAAGATGCTGATGGCAATGTCGTGGACTTGCCAATCAACACTAGTGGGGTAGGTGTGGACAATAGGACATCTGTTGGATTAGCTGGCAAGACTGCTGTTACAAACTTGGAAAGACTAAGAACGCAAAATGATGATTTATCTCAAATCAAAGTGTTTAAGCCAGAAGTCGCGGCACAAGTAGATATTGAATTCCAGAAACTGTTGAAGCAGCGCTAAGATGTCCAACGGTATTCAGTCAGCAGAACAGTTTAAAGTAGTTAGAATTATAATGGATTCTGAGAAGTTCTCCAGACCATTAGTTCTTGCTGGGTCTGATAGACAAACTACTGTTGTTGTAGAATTCAATGTTTATGAAAACATTACATCTCCATTTTTAACAGCGGATATGATTCTACAAGATGATCAAGACATTTACAGAGTTGCTAATCTGTCTGGAACAGAAAGAGTGACATTCGAGTTTACTACTCCGCTAGATGATGATCAAATTATTAGTAAGACTTTTGTTATTACAAGCATTGATCAATCGATTAAGTCTAACGACTATACTAATCTATTATCATTCAAACTTATTGAAGATATTGGCTTTTATGATAGAGTTAACAGATTCTCAAAGAGCTATGAAGGTAAAGGTGAGCAGATTATTCAAAAGATTGCTACCGACGTTTTTCAGAAAGATGTTGATGTAGTAAATTCAAAAGAGTCTTTTCAAAAGGCATTTAGATACATCGTGCCCAACCAATCAGCACTCGAGTCTATTCGTTCTGTAATGTATAAAATGACTACTGAGTTTGGAATGCCATATTTCTTCTTCTCTACTTTAGCAGGAGATAATTTTGTCCTAACAGACCTTGAATCTATTATCGCCAGCAATGCGTTCAATGAGAGGAAGCCGTTTACATATTCCCAGGCGGTTACTAATGCTGATGTTAACGATCTTGCAGGTAAGGCCGTCAATATTTCTAACTTCGAAGGATATAACTTAGAAGACTCATTAATGTTGAGCCAAAAAGGAGCTATCGGGGCTTCATATAAAAATATCAATGTTACATCTGGCGAAATCTATAAATCTCATGTTGACATGATTGCCCGTTTTCAAACACTGTTAGATAATGATTTGATTCCTCGTAACTACAAACAGTTGCTTGTTGATACATTATTTGTAGCAGATCCAACAAACAAAGATACTAGACGACTGCAAGATTTTAACACACAGCATTTCAGCGAAATCTCTAGTGATCCATATCCGTTTGATCCTGGTATTAATGCTTTTGGCCAAGAGGATTATCAATCGTTTAATGCTTTGAGACTAATCCGTAATAACTTCTTACATCACTTGCTCAAGAATATATATCGTGTGTATGTTCCTGGATTGCTGTTTTCGTATAAGAATCCAAAAACAACTGTTGGTAATCAAATAGATATTAACGTGTTTAGAAATCAAATCCTTCAGCCTGGTATGGGATTGGAACGAGCGGTTGATCAAAGCAGGTCAGGTAAGTTTATTATCTTAGCTAAGAGACATATATTTAATATTGTCAGCGATACTCATAATGTCTCGTTGGAAGTGGGTCGAATCTCTAATTTGGAGAATACTGAATGACGCTTGATGTATCAAACTTTTATGGTGATAATACTAGATGGTTTGTAGGTGTAGTTATAAATCACGTCGACCCCGAAAACCGAGGCCGAGTTCAAGTTCGTGTTCATGGCGTTCACGGTGACGACTTAACTGCTGTTCCTGATCACACACTTCCATGGGCTGAGACAATGCTACCATCTACAGAAGGTGGTGTATCAGGTATTGGTAAGATTCCTCAAATACTTAGCAGTGCACAGGTGTTTGGTATTTTCTTAGATGGAGTTAAATCACAACATCCTTTGGTGTTAGGATCATTGACACATAATGAAAACCCCACTGCAACCCAGAAAGTTCTTGCTGGTGGTAGGGGGGACTCGTTGAGATACAGTTCTCAGGCAGTAGGCACTGACGGAACAGTTGTTAACCCAACAACAAGAACCGCCTGGGATACCTCAACGTCTAGAGAAAGAAAAAGATCTGTTATAATGAAGTTCTTCATTGAGAACGGATTGACTCCAATCCAGGCAGCAGGAATTACTGGCAACCTTGAAGCTGAAAGCGGTCTATCTCCCACTCCTCCAGTTGGAGGTGTAGGCGAACAAGGAATTGCACAGTGGAATCCTAAAGTAGGTAGACTGCAAAACCTGCAAGCCTATGCTGCAAGAACCAACCAAGATTGGCAGAACGTGTTTGTACAACTAAGTTTTATCTTACATGAATTTAGAGGTCGGCCTGTTAATAATGATGGTGGAAGTAGCTACGCTTCTGTGTACAACCGGTTACTAAATTGTACTACTTTTGAGGGTGGTGTTGGTGGTAATAGGGATTACAATGAGTACTTTGCAACTTAAAAATCAACTTGAAAGTCAAATTAGATCTTTGGAAAAAGGTCTAAACGTGACATCTATTACAACTCAATCAACAGAGATGATTAATCAAGAGTTGATTAACTCAACTTCTAAGTTGGGTACAGCTCTAAATCAATCGGTTGGTGGATTTACGTCGTTGACTTCATCTGTTGATGATGTTATCGATAGTGTAACCGACTCAAAGCTAACTCAAGTGACAGGCAAGTTAGACATTGCGCAGCTGAATAATTCTGTCTCTGTTATCGATAAGTTGAAACCCGCAGTGGGGTCCGATGCATCAGATTTAGGAGCTATTGTTGGATCAGACGTTGAGAGTGAATTACTCGATGTTATTATCACATTACCAACTCCAGAAGCTATTGCATCGAGTGTTAATGAAATAGCATCAGTATCTAAAACAGAACTTCAATCAGTTGCACAGTCAGTTATTGATCTGAGTGAACCAATTTCCAGACTTAGTGCTGATTTCAATCATGCAGAAGTGATTAATCTTGAAGGCGCTGAAAAGCTATTGAGTAAGGCTATTGGCAGTATAACTGGTATTGCAGATAATCTAAGCGCATTGAAATCTTCGGTTGCTAATGAAGTGTTTCAGGATGTTAATAATGCTATTTCTAAATTTAATTTTGGTTTTGAATCAATTACAGAAAACGTTGTTGAAGACTTATTAACTCCAGCTAGAGTTGCTATTGATTCTGTGGCTATAAAAGATGGAATAAAAGTTCAACTAGAAGAAAGTAAAACGACAGAAATTATACAATTGGTTCAATCAGGAAGGATTACAACTGCTGCTAAAGTTCTTCAGAAGTATTCTGATCTTGATGGTGAGCAAGTTCTTAATGCTGTAAAGACCCTAGAGAAAAGTAATAAACTATCCACTGTTGTCACTCAAAGTGTTGGCAGTACAATCGATGTTACAACAACTGACATTGCAATTGAGCAAAACAAATGGGATGGAATAAACACGAAACGTGATGCATTCTCCATTATCAATACAAAGGAAGAATTGCAAGCTGATATTCAAAGTGCTAAACGTGAGATTACAGAAGTCATTGTTCATCACACATTCACTGGATTAAATCAGAATATTAGTGCAGATGATATCAATCAATATTCAAAAGATGTGTATGGAGATGGTATTCCATATCACTATGTTATTACTAGGGAAGGCAATATCGAACGTGGCCGTCCAATCGAAAAAGAGACTAGACCTCTAGTGAACAATCATCAACAATATTCAATTCAGATTGCATTAGTTGGCGGTGTTAATGCTCCAATCGGTTCAAAAAATATGCCAGATGTTGAAAAGTGGATTTCTCAGAAGTCATTCACAATCGAGCAGTGGAAAGCGTTTGATAGATTCTTACAAGCAGCATATTCAGTTTATCCTGGATTGCAAGTGATGGGTCATAGCACCATTGACGAGTCTCAACTTGATCCTGGCTTTGATGTTGTTGAATATGTTCTCTCTAAATACGGGAAGAGAAGTTTGTTTTATCAACCACAAAATCAATCTCCTTTATCACAATCTGAAATTATTAAAAGATTTGGTCCACAATGAGTATAGATGCAAACGAAAAGAAACAACGTACCGATCAAAATCCTGGTAGAGAAGCTTCTCAAGGCATCTCACTTGGAGCAGCATTTGAAGATCCATCAGGATTGTATCCTCGTGTAGAGTATTTTGGTTCCAACAATATTAACTATGCTGCAACTGGTGGTAAGCGGAATGATCTAAACTTATCTGCAACATATCCTGGTATAAATTTTAATCTTGGTGTTCCTTCTGTAGCATCACAGTATCCATATAATCAAGTTCAGGAAACTGTTTCAGGACACATTATTGAATTTGATGATACCCCTGGTAATGAAAGAGTATTGATTAAACACAATAGTGGATCAGGCGTTGAGTTAAAGTCTGATGGCTCTGTTCTTATGTCATCCACTAATCAAAAAGTTGAAGTTGTTGGGGGCGATAACACGATCGTTGTTGAAGGTGAAGCAAACCTTGTATACAAAGGCAACTTAAACTTAAAAGTTGTTGGTGATTTTAATGTTGATGTTACTGGTGACTACAACATGAATGTTGCTGGCAATAGGTCAGAAAATATAACAGGCTCGGATAGGAAAACAGTAAATGGCAATGTTGGTCAGATTGTTCGTGGTGGTTATTCCACTACTGTTACTCAGCAAGTCACAGACACATTTTTGGCAGGCCATTCACATAACGTAAAAGGCACGTTTAGTAACAATGTGGATGGCCCTGCAAATTACGTGTCTAGTGGAAATGTTACTTTCACGTCTGAAGGTCAATCTAACCTTTCAGCAGTTGATATCAACATTGCTGCTGATAATCTGTCAGCTTTTGGTGGAACAGGAGTCATTGGTGGTGAAGATATGTTCATCTATGGATACAATGGTGAGTTCACTAAATCGGTATACGCAGAGTCAATGTCAGCTAATACATTTCATGGGGATCTAGAAGGTACATCGAGAGATGCTCAACAAGCCGGCACAGCTGGTGGTTTGGGTCCTGTATCAATAGGGTCGTTGACAAGTACATCTTTAGATACAACTGTTAAAGCTATTCCCACAGCAAGTAATGTTAGAACATATTTGAGCAAAGCAGCTGGTGGTATTCGTAAAGTTAAGATTGATTTAGGTAACTATATTAAGAACTTTATTGATAAGTCGGAAGCATATTCCGGTATTTCATCCTCTCCAATCAATACTGGTAAAGCTAGATCACGGATGAGAGATGTATCAAATAGAAACAATGCTCAGTTTATTGGTCAACTGATCGCTGATGAAACAATTTGTAGCGAGTACAACAGACCGACCCCAAAAGGTATTGGCAGAATCGTTAGTGGAGACAATGTTGCTGAATTTGGTGAGACCAGGCTTGGTAACAATATTAATCCAGGTACGGCTTACAAACCAGCTCCAGCTGCTGTGACGATTGTTCCTGAGTTTGAATACAATCCTTTATTTGCAGGATCAATTAACTCTGCTACAAAACTTGCCCCAGGAATTTCTGTTGCTAAGTTCTTAGGAACAGATGATCCAACTAACTTAAACTTCATTAAAAATAATAATACAAGAACACAAATTGCAAAGTATTATTATCTCCATGCCCAGATTATGAGAATGGTTCAATCTGACACCGATAAGTTTAAGAACTTCAATTTGGTTGTTACTGAAGGATTGTACAGACCAGGTCCAAGTGAAACGGTTACTCCAGACAGTATCAATGATTTAAAACTGCAAGGTAGAGCTGTTGTTTATAACTTAGTCGATGAAAGTGGAGTATCTAATAATGTCGCTCTATTTGATCTTGCTGCTTATCTAAAGACTAAAGCAAATTTTGATAGAATGATTCTATCATATGATACAATCGATTGTACGGATGAGTGGAAAGGGACTTATCGCCGCATTGTTGAAACAGAATACAATGGCAATAAACTTGCGCAAGGCGAGTTGGTTGAGGCGCTGTCAAAACCAAGTGTTGGATCCACTAATGCATCTTCTGAATCATACGACTTTATTGGCACCAGCATTGAATCATATACAGGTGAAATCCAAGGATCTATCGATAGACTCAATCCCAAGTTATTAGAACTGCTCGATCGAGCAGCTGTTATGACAGGTCTGCAACCTTATGTGAGCAGTGGATTTAGAGGGTCGGGAAGAAACCCAAGCGGTCGTCATGCTGGATATGCAGCTGATATTTCTTTGCTGTTGGATGGTAGAGTTCTTTCAATTGGCAGCTCATCTGATCGTCAATTGATTATCGGCTACATCACAGCATTCTTACAGGTTGGTAGAGCCCAGGGTATTGAGCCGTGTATTGGTGCAGCAAACCACTCGTATCCAAGAACGCGTTGGTATATGGGAGGCAACTACTTCCATCTCGATATATATGGCAACCCTCCAGTATCGCCTCCATTGAGTAGTAGTCAGTCAAGATATTGGGGTGGAAGTGGACAAACAGCTGATGTTCCTGCTCCTCAATGGCTAGCAGCTCTGTACTAACTGTTATAAATAAAGGCAAAAAGAGAAGCAAATGGCAACCACAAGAGTTCTTTCAAAGGAAGATGGAGATCTACAAACTAGTACATTGATTACTAGTCGTAGTCGTGTATTCCGTGATATCGACATGTCATTTGCTGCTAAGCCTAATGGCGAGCTGTATGTTAAAAAAGATGCTGCTGCTGTTAAACAAGCTGTAAAGAATCTAATTCAAACTAACCATTTTGAGAAGCCTTTCCTTCCATTCTATGGTGGTAATATTAGAAGTCAGCTATTCGAATTAGCTTACGACGAACTTGATGAAGACATCGAAGAGAATATTATTTTTGCTATTGAAACATTTGAACCAAGAGCGCAAATTTTAAATATCGATGTAGAGGCTCAACCAGACCAAAACAGTTTAAGAGTCACACTTGAATTCAAAGTAGTAAACTCTGATGAGGTAATTACCTTCTCAACCGTAATTTCAAGGTTAAGATAACATGGCAACAACAATTAATTCTTCTGCATTAGATTTCGCAGCTATTAAGAATAATCTAAAAACCTATCTTGCAAATAGAGATGAGTTTAAGGATTATAACTTTGAGGCTTCTGGTCTTTCAAATATTCTTGATGTTCTAGCATACAACACTCACTTGAATGCTTTGATTGCAAACTTTGCGTTAAATGAATCCTATCTTGGCACCGCTCAGTTGAGAAGCTCTGTTGTTTCTCTTGCTGAAGGTGTTGGATATGTTCCTGATACCGAGACGTCTTCTCAGGCAAGAGTTAGGGTGACGTTTACGACATCAACAACACCTCGCGACACAATTATTGCGTTGCCAGCATATACAAAATTCTCTACATCTGTAGATGACGTTTCGTACAACTTCCAAACAATTGAAACGTACTATGCGACTGATGATGGTACGGGGTTTTATGAATTCAAGACTGCTGATGGGTCAAATAGAATTCCAATCTACGAGGGAACATACAGAACCAAGACATTCCTTGTTGGTGAGTATGAAGACAATCCTGTATATATTATTCCTGATCCTGTACTAGACGCTGATACAGTTAGAGTTAATGTCTATGAAAGTACAACTAGCTCTGTGTCGGCTACCTATAGTAATATTCTAAACGCATCTACAATTAGTGCTCAATCGACTGTTTATATTCTCAAAGAAGCTCCTAATGGATACTTTGAGCTGTCATTCGGTGATGGTGAGACATTTGGGGTAGCGCCTGAAGCGGGTTCTAAAATTGTTGTGGAATACCTTGCTACTAATGGGTCTGTAGCAAATGGTGCAAATTTGTTTGCTCCAGTATCTCAGCTTGATCAGGGTGGTGTAACAGCTGATCTTAGCGTAACAACATATACACAATCTGTTGGTGGGGATGTTAAGGAGTCTATCGAATCAATTCGTAAGAACGCTCCATTCCAATATGCTACTCAAAACAGAATGGTTACGGCAGAAGATTACTCTTCTCTAATCCTTCGCAACTATTCGACATTGATTAAGGACATTGTTTCTTGGGGCGGTGAAGATGCTCTTGAGGCTGAGTTTGGTGCTGTGTATTCATCAATTCTTTTTGAAGATGATGTGTCGGAAGAACTTCAAGATGCCACTAAGCTACAAATTTTAGATCTAAGCTCTCAATTGGCAGTTGTATCATTTAATACTAGATTCTTAGATCCGCAGACAACATTTATTGAAGTCGATAACTATTTCCAGTTTAACCCAAACTTGACTGATCTTACTTTGAATGCTATTCAGGATAATGTGTCCAGTATTATTCAAAGTTATTTTAATGAGTTTACAGGTAAGTTTAAACAATCTTTCAGACGGTCAAACTTGTTAGCAGATATTGACGCTTCTAGTGCTGCTGTTCTTTCTTCTCGTATGGATATAAGAATGCAACAAAGATTAACGCCAGAAGCTCCAACATTAATTTCTACTTTAAACGATCTTGCTATTGTAGAGTTGACAGAAGCTCAAGTCAACACTCTGGTAAATCTAATTGCAAGAAAACGGTATGATGAAGCTGCAAACTACTTGGTCAATAACAATTTGACTTCTAGTAACTTCACAGCCGCTAGAACAACAATTGCAGACGTGTCTGTGTCAAACACACAATCGCTTAGATTCCCAGCTGCTATTGCAGTGGCTGATGACGATACATTTATTATCAATAGTAACCAGTTTACATATAACGGTAAGCAGTGTGTGTTGAGAAATAGACTATCTTCAAATACGATCCAAGTTGTAACTCCAGATAATAAAGAAGTTGTTGTCGATAACATTGGATCTTTCACTGCAAGTACCGGTACAGTAACGCTACAATATTTTAATCCAACAAGTATTGCAGGTGGAGCTACAGAAATTAAATTGTCAGCTGTTCCTGCAAATCAGAGTGCAATCACACCAACGAGAAATGATCTTCTGGTATACGATCCCGATAGATCGTTTGCAACAGCTGTAATCGTGAGTTCGACAAACTAATGAGTGTAGGCAAAGATAAATCTCTTACAGACGATGGTAGAACTCTACTCAATCTCACTAGGTCAGAGATTGGTAATGTTCTGCCTGAATATGTTTCGGAAGAATTTCCAAATTTAACAACTCTATTTGAGCAATATTATAAGTGGATGGACTCTGATGGAAATCCTAATGGCGACATAAAAAGACTTTACTCTACAAGAGACGCCACTCAGGTACCAGATAAGTTGCTTCAGTATATCGAAGATGAATTGCTACTCGGTCAAGCATACTTCGGTGGGTTTTTAAACAAAAGAGAAGCGATTAAGTATTCTAATCTACTTTATAGATCAAAGGGCACGAAGTATAGCATTGAGCAATTCTTCCGAGCCTTCTTTGGTGTTGATCCACAAGTAATATACCCAAAAGAAAATGTATTTTTAGTCGGTCCTGTTATTGATAGAGAACAAGCTCCAAAGAATAACGCTGGCGAGCAGATTAAAACCGCTGCGTCTAAATTGGGGCCTGAATCTCAGAGATACATCACAGATGATCAACTCTATCAAACTCTTTCTGTTCTAATTAGAGTTGGGATCTCTGTTAGGGATTGGCTTGATGTTTACAAGTTGTTTGTTCATCCCGCGGGCATGTATTTAGGCTCAGAGCTACTTATTGAAGTGTTTAACGAGATTGGTATTAGAACAATTCAAGAAGATGAAGGGGACCTGATTCCTGAATCTCTACGGATTGCTTCGGAAGCGATTGCAGCGTTAAGAGCAGCCTCTAGTCAAACACTATTGCAGCAAGGCGATTCATCAACGCCAACGTTCCGCATGACTACAAATCAATTCTATGATGATTACAACACTGATTCGGATACAATTGCTCAGTTTAGTGAAAACTTTACATTCAGAACATTGCTAACACCAAATTCTATTACGCTTGATGACTCAGCCGCAGCAACAGCTTCAGGCACATATAGAGTTAATGATTTCTCATCGAGTAAATATATGGTCACAGCTGATAACATACATACAAAGTTATTACAAATTTCTGTCGGTACAATCGATAGTGACTATATTTACGATTTCTTGACAGAAGTCCCTGAAGGTGAAACAGCACAGCGAGGTGATTTCGATAGGAATGGTTCGATTGAAGCCTCTGATGCATTAATCTATTTACATTATATTAATGGCGACTCAGATTCTCTGACAACAACTGTTGATAAATGGATGAAGAAGTACATCGATCCATACATTACCCCACGTCTGGGTATTGCAACATTCGACCAACATAAATTTAGCACACAATATGATTCAGATGGATCGTAAAACTGTATAAATACTCTTAACATTTAAGTGAGTAAGGCATGGCTAGACAATCAATTAATACTGGCGCAACAGCTAATGATGGAACCGGAGATACGCTTCGTCAGGCTGGCGCAAAAATTAATCAAAACTTTGAAGAACTGTACTCTTTGTACGGCGGCGATAGTATTGACGCTGCAGGGTTTCCTGCTCTAACAGATAGTGGTATTGACTTCATTGAGGGTGTATATAGAGTAAAGGTTGGCGTCGAAACTCTCACTGCAAAGAGGACAGCTGACTTTCCCGATGCTAGTGGAACGATTGTAATTGATGCTGCCACACAAACGCTTACAAATAAGACACTTACTACGCCAAGACTTAACGCCCCGCAGATTCAAGATCTAAAAATATTTGATGCTGATTCGAGCAATGTATATCAGATTATTCCTGGATCTTTGACTTCGACTCACAACATTAATATTCCGTCTCTAACCGATAGTGACACTTTTGTTCTCGCAGCAACAACGCAGAATTTAACAAATAAAACTATTACAACACCAACTATTGTAAATGCAATTATACATGGTCATTTAAGAGACTCTGCAGATGCTGATGTTATTCACTTTAATTCAGTTGCTAGTGCGGTAAACCACTTAGATATTTCTAACGCAGCTACAGGTGGTAATCCGCTTATCTCTGTGGAAGGTGATGATTCAGACGTCAATTTGGATTTGTCGGGTGTCGGTACAGGTGCTGTAGAATTTACATCTAAGATTGCTTATGAGCCAACAAATGTCACATCGGACGGGACTGTCGCTACAAATAGTCACTCGTTAATTATTTGTAATAAAGGCTCAACGTTAGCTCTTACTTTAGCTAACGGCACGGTACCAGGTGAGGTAAAAATCTTTACTAATAAAGGCGCTGGTGCAGCTCAGATTACGCCAACGAGTTTTGTGCAAGGTACGCGAGTTGATGTTAACCAGTATGGTGCTGCAAACTTTATTTGGGATGGATCTAATTGGTATCTAACTGGATATAGCCGTGACTCTGATGTCACTATACAAGCATAGTAGGAAATAACAATGACAGCTATTATCAATGATAATTTAAGAAGACTGCTTCTCCAACAAATATTTGATGAGAATGAAGGTGTGAATCTTGGAGATTCGGACAACCATTATTACATTGCTGTAGGCCGTGCTCAACAGTGGCAGACGGAAGATAATACTGATGTTACTCCTGATCCTCAAAATACACAACGTTCTGAACGTGAGTTTAGATATAGCATGCAGTCGATTAAAGCTGCAGAAGGTTACTCGTTCGTTGTTCCTTTGACAGATTGGTCTGCTAATACAATCTATTCAGCCTATAATGATAATGTTGAAGGTCAACCTTCTCAGTCGTACTATGTCCGCACAGACGATAATAATGTATACATCTGTATACGTCAGGGTAAGAACCAATTTGGTGCCCCTCAAGTTTCACAAGCAAAGCCAGACCACACAGGACTGTCGTTGCCCATCGAAACAGATGGCTATGTTTGGAAATACCTGTACACAATATTGACAGCCGATGCAAATAAATTTTTAACGACCCAGTTTATGCCTGTTAAGTTTGTTGACTCTGCAGCTCCTGTTGATCCAAACTTCCCTCAATATGCAGTTCAGAACGGCGCGACGGCTGGCCAAGTTGTCGGATATAGAGTGACAGAAAAGGGTGGTGTTTATTCATCAGCCCCTACACTGACTGTTGTGGGTGACGGAACGGGCGCTCAGGCTAGAGCAATTCTAAACGCTACAGGGGCTATTGAGAGTGTTGAAGTAGGCGATAGTGCAGATGCTAATGTACTCACTAACATGGGATCTGGGTACACACAGGCAAGTGTAACAGTTAGCTCAGCTACACTCGCAGCAGGAGGCACACCCGCAGAGATCATTCCTATCTTCGGCCCGCCCGGTGGCCTTGGCGCTGACGCTAGACGTGACCTAAGATCAACGTCAATGATGTGGAATATTAAACCAGCTGGTACAGAACAAGATACGTGGGTCGTTGATCAAGGATACAGACAAATTGGGTTGCTTCGTAACCCACTGATCTATGATTCAGCTGATAAGTTTAACGACACTCAAGGAGTCGTTCTATATCAAATGAAACTTCAGACTCCAGCAGGTGATGGTGACCGTGATAATGGGTATGCAATTGGATTCACAAACGATGTTAAGATTACAGGATCTACGTCAGGTGCAGTTGCATGGTTGGATTGGTTTGACGATTCAAGCACAATGTGGTGGCACCAAGATGACATTACAGGGTTTGCCTCTTTCCAGAATGGTGAAAATGTAACTGTTGATGGATATTCAGCTTCAACACTAACCACCGATTCAGCTTCAGTTCCTGGAGCAATTGATAAATTCTCTGGTGATTTATTGTTCATAAATAACTTTGCGCAGGTTACTAGAGACGAAGCGCAGACCGAAGACATTAAATTGGTTATTACTCTTTAAGGATAGACAATGGCAAGTACAGTATCCCAGAATACATTTCTAAGCACCTATAATGATGATTATAGAGATAGTGACCACTATC